AAAATTATTAATATCTGATTGAAACTCACTTACTTTTTTAGGATTGTCTATTTTAAATCTATATTTATTTTCTCCAACCTTAAAATCAAAACCTTTGAAATCATTGTTAAAAACATTTTTAGTTTCATTTAAAAAACTTTCCTTAAGTTTAGTTTCTTCTTTAGTTAATTGCTGTTGATTATTATAATACTCTAAAGCTTTTGAGTATTTAGGATCAATTTCTTTTTCTTTTCTTAACTTAAGATCAGTATAATATTGGTCCTTTACTTTTTTAAAAGTTTGTTGAGCATTAAATAATTCTTCTTTAAAAGCTAATTGCTTAGCTTTAATATCGGACGGATCGTCCAATTCTTTATCATAGGCAAAGTTTTTATCCATTAAAAAATTGATATCTTCTTTGTCTAGATGCGGTTTTGTAAACTCGTAGTATTCTCTTAATAAAGTTATATTATCTATTTTACTTAGATCTCTATTAAGTTTTGCATAGTCTTCCACAGTTCCGCCTGTTTCTTCTATAAACTTTACTAACTTATTTACATCTTCAGGAATTTGTTGTTTTACTTCTTCCTGCTTAATTTCTTTTTCTTGAGATACTTCTGGAGTAGATTCTTCTTTTACAGGTTCCTTTACTTCTTCTTTTATCTCTTCTTCTTCTTCTTCGATTAGTTCAAGAGGGGATTCAGTTGATTCCTCTTTTACTTCTTTTTCTTCGGGAGCGCTTTCGCTACTGGGTTCGTCCCGTACTTCTGATCCCACGCTTTGCAATCCCACTTCGGATCGTTCATCGCGTAACACAGTCTCCTTTGTTTCTGGCTCTTGAACGGCATCTTTTATTTCTTTTTGTTCTACCTTAGGTTTTTCCTTAGGTTCTTTTTTAGGTTTAGGGGGATTGTCTACATTAATTTTATAAACTCCATCTTTTTGGAGTCCATATTCTTCAGCAACCTCCCCTTTTTCCACTGCTTGTTCTAAAACAGCAGCTTCTTTTTCTTGAGGTGTTTGTGGAGTTTCAGTTTCTACTACTTTTACTTCCACTTTTTCTTCAACTTGGTTTTCCATAATTTTATAAAATATAATAATTGTTTAATATTTACGATGCTTCAAAACGTCCCATATCGAAACCTCCTAAAGTATCATTTCCTTTTGATTCAAAATCTTTAACTGGATTATCAGTGTTCGGAGCACCACTTAGTTTGCCACTTGTTTTAAGTTTAGTGTCTTCACGTATTAATTCTCTTTGTAACATAGATTGATTGCTTCTTTGAGCAAGTTCCATTTGAGATTTTAATTCAAGTTCTTTTAATTGAACATTTAAATTAAATTCATACTGCATGAGCTCTTTTTTAGCTCTTGTTTCCAACTCCATCTTTTTAATTTCCATTTCATTTTCTGCAGTAGATAATTGAATTTTAGATGTAGTTTTAATTTGTTCTGCATCAGCTTTAGCTGATTCCATTGCAATTTGTGCGTCTCCTTGTGCTTTAGCTTGTGCTGCACTAGCTGCTTGAGCTGCTTGTTGATCCGCTTGTTGCTTAGCTAATCTTCTAAATTTTAATAGTTGATTAGCAAGTTTAATATTTTTAACTTCTCTTATATCAATTGCATCTTCTAAAAATATATTTTCTTTTGATAAAGCCATTTGAATATTGCTTTCTAATATAGCTTTTTCATCTTCATCAGGTTCTAATTCTAAGAATATGCCAAAATCATGTAAATTAAGATTTTTAACTTCCTCTAATGAACCTACTGAAAATTGACCCAATGAATCTATTAGTGCTTCTTTAGTAGGATGGAATTCTAATACATCTTTAAACCTCAAAGATATAGCCTCTGCTAAACTAGTAGTTATAAACATGCTACTATATAATATGTGTCTTGTAGCTACATTACTATTTGCAGCAGCTAATTTTTGAACACCTACTAATGAATTAGGATCTGGATCAGAACCATCTCTAGCCTCATTTAAACCGGTCACGTCCCTAATCATTTGTATATATTGATTATACGCACCAACTAATACTTGAATTTGTTGTCCTCCACTTCCTGGTAATTCTGTAATAGGTATTTTACCTGGGTTTGGATCTCCTTCAACAGTCAATGATCTACCTATAATAGATCCTGTTTGGAAATACATATTTAAAGCTTCCTGAGGATTATAATTATTCCCGTTACCTAAATCTATTTCAGCAAGACCATCTGCATCTAAGTAAACACCGGAAGGTGTCATTCTTTGAATAGCTTGTTGTAGTTTTAAATGTGTTAGCTGAATCAAATCAGCATAAGGTGTCATTTTAGCAACTAAAGAATTAATACTCCCTTTATATATTCTAGGAGCACTAGCAACATAATTAAGCATTACCTTATTTATATTTGCACTTGGCCTGACCATATTGTCAGCTTTTTTCCATTTTAATAATTCTTGTGTTCCTAGTACTAGTACACCTTCATAAACAACCTCTCTTGTTTGCTTTACTTTTTCAAATCTAGTTGTTTCATCTACAGGAGGATTAAAAGTATCATCTTTTTCAATAGCCTTATGAGCGCCGGTAGATACTTCTTTAATCTTATATACGTCATGTTCCCAGGTTTTCCAATTAAAATATAATAATGTAACTGTATTGTTTTGAGAAATTGAATCGTTTACATAATATTCTTGAGGATTATATGTGTTATATATATTCCAATTAGATCCTTTTTTAGTTATAGATTCTATTTGCTCATTAGTTAAATTAGGAAATTCCTTTTTTAATTCATTAACATTTATGTTTTTAACTTCACCAAAATAATAACAATCAGTAAAGTTAGGATCTTCTGTATAAGACCAAACTAAATTAGCAGGATCCACATAATCCACAGTTACTCCATCGGTGTTATTAAAACCATGTTTTGCACACCCTATACCTATTGTAGCTAAATCGTAATCAACACGCTTTTTTATATCATCGTATTTATTACATTTAAATATATTCTCAATTGCTTGTTCCTCAGCTTGCTCAATACCTTGTTTATAATTAAGTTGCATATACAACTCTAATTCTTCTGTATTAGCAGGTAAATCATTAACTGCAAAATTCCTAGCAGATACACCTAATTTTTCTTCTATATTTAAAAGTAAATCAGCTGTATTTAAATCTTGCTGAACATCATTAACAAATTTAGTTCTTTTACCTGTAGATATATTATCTTGGCCTACAGCTTTTATTGTAAAAGTTCTATCTTGCATTCCGTTTACTACGATGTCAATAAACTTAGGAATTATAGGTACTGGTTTCCAATCTAAATTTAAATAAGATAAATCTCCATTAATTGCAAATTCATCTTTATATTTTCTAATAGACTGTTCACCTCTAGCATATAACCTTAATCGGTGACATTCCTGGCGAGAATTATAAAACTTGCCAAAACCGTTATTGTCTTTGTTAAACCATTCTTGCTCAATTGCTTTAGCTACAGATAATCCATACTCTGCAGTTATTTTAACTGAGTCTGAAACTGCCTGTGTAGGAAAGGCGTAACTTTGCATTTTATTTTTTGCCATATTTATTTTATTATCTCACTTCTTGTTCCTTCATTTCTATATTTTGATAGTTCAAAAGGAACCTTTGTAACTGTTCTTTCCGCTCTTGGACGGTATAAATGTTTTCGACAAGCCATAATGGCTAAGCCGCTACTGATGGAAGCATCATGAGCTGTTCTACGAGATATATCAAAACGAGCCCAGTCTTCTAAAGTTCTTTGAAAAAACATATTACCATGATTTTCACCAATCCTTCCCACATATTCTTCTATATATGATTCAATTGCTGAAGCATGCGCTTGTTTTATATCTTCAGATGAGTTAGGTATTCCACCTAATTCTAATTCTGTTTTAGATAAATTACCAATTAATTTATCAGGTCTATTCATAGAGTAACCTCTATAACCCCTTCTTTTAAAGTGATATAACAATCTTGGTTTATTATTTTCAGCCAACAAAGGCATTCCATAAAAAATACAAGCCATTAATACATCTTCAAAAAATATTTCAGCTGTTTGAGGCCTAGCAATATATTCTAAAAAGAATTTACTATTGGGGACATCACTAATCATTGAAAAAGTAGTTAACCCATGTAATGCTCCATTTGAACCTCTACCACCCACTGTACCAGAAATATCATATGGGTCGCAACCAAATGCTCCTAAACCATTATTTCCAGGATATTTTACTCCCTTTTTAAGTATATTATTATTACGTAAAATTTGAGGAGGTATCCAAGATACCTTAAATCTTCCATTATTATTTGGTGTCCAAATAACTTCTGTATCTTTTACACCTGATTTCCAACTAAATGAGCCTTTAACTATATGACCTTGCATCACCATTTCTTCATTAAAATCTATCTGTTCATATATTTTAGTTAAATTAAATAAAGAATTTAATGTTTCATCTCTGAAAGCATGCTTTTCAGATCTAGGAAATTGTCTATAATATTCATTTAATGCATCAGAATCTCTTTTTAATCCCTCAACCTCGTTCTCCCAGTGCTCAATGACTCCCGTATATATGTATTCATCATCAATTCCTTTAACCGGGCTTGATGGTGAATCGAATACAGGGTACCCATACTTATCGATAAATCCTTCGTATCCCCATTCCATAGGTAAGAACAAAGCATATAATCCACTTGTAGTCTGGCCATTGCGATTTCTATTTTCGACATTTGAATTATTATATA